TTATACACACCACCCCCGTGACCTTATATCCCTCACACGGTTTGCAGGTTCTTTCTCCTTCTCAAAAGCCGCCCTGTAATCATCATCCCTCCAGTAAATTTCCCCCAGCCTTTCCATGATATTGTGCTGAAATGCTTCTAAAATATTTTTCTCCATAGATTTTGTTTCCTCCTAGGCGTTGTGTGTTTCCTGTTATATCCGTATATGTGTGGTAAAAGATAGAATCTAAAAAGGATTGAAGGAACATATCCCCCAATCCTCTTTATTGTCAGATAGTTATCTGATGAAAATCGGCAATTGTATTTGTAATAGTGAATATCCTTCTGATATTATTATGGAAATGATCTATACTCCCCACAATCTTCCTTCCAAAATACATATATACAAACATACGGTAAATCCCTACAGTTCTTTCCATGGAAATATCACGGAGCATATCCCTCATCCTACTGCCTTTCCCAAATTTCAACATATCTTCCACTAAGAAATGGCCCTAACCGTTTTATCCTCTTATAATTGTCCGGTATAATTTTGCTCCAATCCAATGAGTGGGTGGCAGAATCGAATGCTTTCTCCGGAACGGTATCCACTACAAAATGTCCGACTTCATTCTGAATTGCTGCTGTATGATAGATTTCCATCCATTCATCTTCTGTTCCTCCATGCATAAAGTTTAATGTAATCAGGTAGTCAATTGGATTCTCTATAAGTTCTCCAAAACTTCCTACTACAAAATCAATTTCTCCACTATTAAGTTCCCGTGCCGCCTGTATTACTTCTTCCTGTAAATCCAGTCCAATTTTCTTGTCTGCTTTTATATGCTGCAATATTTCACCTAAACCACACCCAATGTCCACTACCGTTTTACAATCATGAGAATTTAGATATCGGACACATACCTGTGCATATTCTTTCCACTCATAAGGGGAAAGATGCCACGTATCAAAGTGATACTTGTTAATCATCTGCATATATCTGACTTTCTTTATACCCCCAATCAATACATTCTTTAAACCTACTTCATTAAGTTTCCGCACAAGTTTCTTCCTTGCTCCTTCTTTATCTCCTGCATATGTAACCATCATTAAGCTTCTCCTGTTATCTTATGTCATTCCGTTTCATTTTCTTTGCGGCGTTTGCTCAGCAACCCTTCAATCACTCTCGCCGAATATCCTCCTGCCCGCGCAATCTTGGCTCTCTCACGCCTGTCCGTTTCTCCCTTTGCTAGGTCTGCTATAAATTCCGGACGGTACAGCCGCATGGGACAGTCAATCTTATCCCCATGAAAATGCGTGAATAATTTAAGCATTGCATCTCGCCCAATCAGTTCAAAGAGTTCCAGATAACTGTCATTCAGAGCCTCCGCTTCGTTCCCTTCAACTTGAAAAGCTTCGTAAATAATCTTGTCGTTTATATTGTTGAAATCAATCCTGACCAACTCATCACCTCCAATCCATGCAAAGTATAGCAACAGCCACTGACATAAATCCAATTGCAAAATGATTTTTTTAATGTTTCATAAACAGACAATGTTTCATCATACATAAAATGTGTGCAGTTTATATGTCACAATATGTATACCTAAACTGTACATCATTTTAGAAACTATGAAATTATTGCATATCTGTTATACCTGCTTTCACATATGCGACTTTCAACCGGAAATATTTTTTAATTTACCAATTCTACAGCACATTGCTTTTGCTTTACAACAAACGTGCAACAGGCACCCCGATTGGAGTGCCTGTACATACCCTATAAAATATTCCTTTATAATTTTATTTTTTTAGTCTCATCCAATAAGGTCAAGAACCCCTCTAAGTTCTTCCGGAAGTCTCCCACACGCTTCTGATAATCCCGCTTCTTCCATCACAGGCTTCTCTGGAATCTTCTGTACATTTACTGTTCCTATACCAGCAAGCAACGCTCCAACAAGTTTCATTCCCTGTAACTGCATTTCCTCACGCACCATTAAGAGCATTTGCTCATGGAACTGCTGACGCTCTGACATTTCGGTTTTAACATTGAGATATTCTTCCAATGCTCTCTTGACATAAGAGGTAAGTGATGCAGAACTATCTGCTTTCTCTGATAGTTTCAGGTATAATTCTTTATCTGCTTCATCTTCCATATTGAATCGGATAAATATGGATTTCTGCTTTACCGCCATCAGTTCACCTTCTCTCTAGCATCTGACCAGCAAGGAACTCATCCGTACATCCAACATAAGATTCCAGCAACTCTGGTTCCATCCATACAGGCATTTTCCTGTTAATGCAGTCAATCACAAAAACTCTCTCCTGCTGAATATCCAATACTCGGACTATGCTATCACCAGAACGCAACAGATCATACTTCTTCATCAATAACCAACCCCCAATCCGTTACTCCATGTCTGATCCAATACTCCCTTGATGCATCCAGCAGCTTCACCGTCAATGGCTTCATCAGAAACTTTCGAAAGACACACTTCCGCACCATCAGATCACCATCTGCCTTCGTACAAACAAAATCTGATGTATACTCTCCAACATCCAATCCATCCAGAAGAACATTACATCTGATTTCCTTAACCTCATCACTCTCCTGCAGAAGATCAGCATAAGCATACTGAATGGCATCATATGTCCTGCATACATCAGAACACTTTCCGATCATCCTCTTTTCGCATCTTCCTTTGAAATTCTTCTTCCTCATCCTTCGCAAAACCTCCCATCCGGGAACATCCTGCATTTTCCCAAAAACAGCTCCCAAAAATGAAATCATACCACTTTTGGGGATTTGGGAAATTCCTTTTTGGGGAAATGAAAAACCAGAAATCCAGCATTTACAAGGCTTCCACACCTGTTCCCATTTTCCCAAAAACATTAGAAACAAATATCACCATGTCGTAGGGCATTGCAATTTATTCTATATCAGGCATTAAAAAGGCACTTTCGTTTATCCACTTTACCAAGTGAAAGTATGCCCCTACTCCATGGTGATCTTCTATGCAGTACGTTCCTAAAAATCCTGTGTTTATGCGGGGGAAAGGATAGTCCGGAGGACAAAAATAAGACCCGCATCCTTCGATGCAAGGTCTTATTTTTCTATGTCGTAGATTAAATAATTTTGCCTTATTATAGAATAAATTTCAATGCCCTACGACACCCAAATTCCTATGGCATCAATTGGAAATAGCCGCCTGTGCCGCTGTTAGATTCTGATGACTTTTACCCCTGGGGTAAATAATTTACCCCTTTTACCCCACCTGTGCGGAATTTACCCCACCCCATTTTGCGATTCGACAAATCGACAAATTAGCCCCTTGCCTTTGTGCGGAATCCAGTATAGAATGATTTCAACGGAACGCTCCGTCAGATTTGACAATTTCGTATAAATCTGCTAAGATATATTTACATAAAGGTACTGCCGATAGACGGCTAGTCCGAATTTAAGCAAACAAAAATAGTCGCCTTAGTTTTGCGGACTGGGGGCGGCTATTTTTGTGGTTTATTATTATCCTTGCTTCCGATGGCGTATCCGAGACCGAAGCAGGTCAGGCATAAGCCAAGCACTGAAATCAATCCTTCAATCGTCAACATCCACTCAGCCCTCCTTTCCCAGATTCCTGCAAGCAGGTTTCTATGTAATCGGAGGGTCACAGTCCCTCCGCAGAAGAACTAGCCGCCTACCGTTATGGCAGTACCCGTATGAATATTTTATCAGAAAATGTCGGACGCTACAAGATGGTTTTCCGGCTTTTTTCTTTTTCCGCTTGCAATCCCGCCAAAACAGAGGTAAGCTACGACACCACAGAGAGGAGGGATTGGATTGGAAAAAGATTCTGCATTGTACCAGCTCATGGACACACGCATGAACGGTGTCATGAACGGCATTGTAAGCGGTGACGGGGAATACCAGGCGATTCTCCGGGAGTCGGACATATATTCCGGCGAACTTGACAGGATGGATTTATCAAAAGAAATCCGGCTGCTGATTGACCGCTACGTCAGCGAACAGAACGCGCTGGGCTCCCGGTATGGGATGCTCGCCTACCTGTTGGGATTTTCCGACTGCAAGGCTATGTTCTTGGGGAAATGCCTGCCAACAGAAGTAAAAGAAATGATTACAGAGTAAAACCGCAAAATGCCGGACAGGACGGAAAGGCTGCGCCACAGCCCTTCCGCCTTGTCTCTTTCGTCTAAATATAAATCCATGCCTCCAGCTCCGCATATTTGTTGGACTTTGACCACTGCGGGTGCATCCTGAACCATGCCCGCTCGTCATCCGGCGTGACCGTCAGCTTCGTAAAATAAACAGGGGAACCGGCGTCATCCAGTTCCCCGCGGGCTTCGGGGCTTAAGTTTAAGAGCCACTCAAAACGGTCTTCGTAAACCCTTACTCCGAAAACATATTTATCGATATCTTCCTCCGAAAACTCCCCATCCTTCGGCACGGGCGGCTGCTCCATGAGCCTGCGCAGGTTTTCCAGCTTGCCGCTCACATCCGCCTCCGTGGCGGGCTTCACATCGCCGTACTGCATCATCTGCTGTTCCAGCTCCGCTATCTTTTTCTCCACCTCCTGCTGCTTGCGGCTGAATACCTCCCTCGGTATCTCGTTGTTCATCCGCATATCAAGGAGCGTCTCGTAGCGCCCCTGCTCCTTTTTCAGCTTTTCCTCTATGATGGATTTATCCCGCAGCACTTCCGCCTGCTCCACCCCTGCCGCGCCGAGACCGAGGACCGCCGCCGCATTTTTCAGCGTCCCCTCCGGGTCATCGAAAACGGCGTGGAGGACTTTCTGCGCCATCGTGTGTATCTTCCAGTCCTGCACCAGCGGAGAGCGGCAGACGCCCTCAATGCTTAAGCCGTTTTTCAGCCTTGCCGATATGGTCCCCGTCCGGGTCTGGTCATAGCACTTGTAGGTGTAGGTGGTGAAGTCCCTTGACTTGGAGTGCCATCTGGTCTTTGCGAAAGCGTGTCCGCACTGGCACCGCAGCTTCCTGCGCCAGAGGTCATCCGAATGGACGCCCCTGTTCTTCCTGCATTTCTCCATCTGCGGCCTCTTTTCCTCTATCAGTTTCTGCACCCTCTCGAATTCCTCCTTGGTGACGATGGGCTGGTGCTTCCCTTCCACGATGATGCGGTCAAGCTCCCCGTTGTTCTTCGCCCTTTTCTGTTCCAAGTAGTCCGGCACGTATTCCTTCCGGTATTCCAGCTCGCCGCAGTAGAGGCGATTTTTCAGGATATGGCTGATGGTGGCGTAATGCCACAGGCTCTTCCCCATCGCCGTGAGGTCGCCGTCTTTTTCAAGCTGCCTCTTGATCTTCTGGCTGCCGTTGCCCGCAAGGTACATATCGAAAATCTTCCTGACCGTTCTCGCCTGTGTTTCATTGATGACGTATTCCGGCCCCACTTTGTCGTAGCCAAGCACGTTCCCGGTGCCGTAGACCACCCCGTTCTGGAAGGAGACCATCTGCCCCGCCTTCACCCGCATGGAGGTCTTTTTCGATTCGTTCTGCGCGAGGGTCGCCATGATGGTCAGCCGAAGCTCCCCGTCCTCATCGTTCATGGTCCATATCCCGTCCTCGGTGAAGTACACCTCAATGCCCATCCGTTTTAAGAGCCGCGTCTGCTGGAGGGTATCCACCGTGTTCCTTGCGAACCTCGATACCTCCCTCGTGACGATCAAATCGAAATGTCCGTCCTTCGCGTCCTCCATCATCCGCACGAAGTTTTTCCGCTTGGATATGGAGGTGCCGGTGATCCCTTCATCGATATACCGGCGGTAAAGCACCCAGTCCGGGTGCCTGTCTATCAGGTCATCATAATACTGCACCTGGTTCTCCAATGCTGAAAGCTGTGCCTCATGCTCTGTTGACACCCTTGCATATATCGCAACTTTCCTTATGCGCATCTGCATCCGCTCCTTTCCTTTTTTGGTAGTCTATTAATCACTCTGAAAGGCCGTAAAGTCAAGCGGTCTGGCCGCTTTCTTCCTATATAAATGCCGCCTTACATTCGGGTGGTGAACGCAAGCGAAATCCACCCGTCCCGTTTTTCCTGATAGGCTTTCAGCAGCCCCCAGCCGTCCTTTTCCTCAACCACGGTGAAAACGCCGACACCAGTAAATTTGCCCGTCTTTGGGTATGACGTTCCGGGGCCACGGCGGATATTCAAATCGGGGATAGATACCCGCACCATGTAAGGTGCGGAAAGGGTGAGGCTCTCCATGAAATGCACTTTCCCTTCGCTGATGACCGCTTTCAGGATGGAGAGGATTTTCTCCCCATATTTCTCCCCTGCCGCCCAGCCCTTCCCCTGCGGATTCTCCTTCTGGCCGAGCCATTCCGCATATGGCGCACAGCCCCTTTTCACATAGCGGAAACGCGGGTCTATAAGTGCGTTCCGCAGCTTATCCGTGGAGGCATAGGCTTTGAGGTGCTGAATCTGCGCCCGGATGCCAAGCTGCGGTGTGTCAAAGGACAGCCCTGTTTTGCCCCTCTGCGTCACCCCAAGACCGCAGAAATTGTTCTGCGAAAGAATGACCGCCGAGCCGGAGAAAGTGAAGTTCCCCGTTTCCAGACAGGACTGCGCAAAGGCCATATCACCCCTCACGCCCTCCGCCTCCCCTTCGGAAATATACAGCGGAATCATATCCAGAACGGACTGCGGCACGGACGGATTTTTCTTTTTCAGATAGGATTTCATCTGATCCGCCGTGGCTTTCGCTTTTCCCATAATGGCGGTAAGGGAATCCGCCGCCGAGCCGCCCTTCATCGCCGCTTTGATGTCTTTTCTAAACTGCTCCATCGACAATCCAAACTTAGACCACAGATGCTCCACGTCCCCGTGGTTACTGGCAATGCCTCTCCTGCATCCTTCCGAATGGGAAATCACCACACCATCTGCAAGCGGGTCTAAGTTATACTGGCTGCACAGATATGCAAACAATTCCACCGCATATTTATAGGTGGCAAGCACATGGTTCTTCGTGTTCTCCCCATCCCCTGTCTCTGTCCAGTTTGCGCCGCCTGCATGTTTAATGGTGGCAGGCTCCGTCATCTCCACGCCGATATGGGTATTGTTCGCTCCGCCTCCGCAGTGCCAGCCCCTATGATTCCAAGGCAAAATCTGGTACACATCCCCGTCCGGCTCTACGATGGCATGGACGCAGGCATTCGCATCCGCCCTGTTCCAGTTCTTCATGAACACATCCGCCTTTGGCTGCGGGCATCCCACCGAGTGGATCATAAGACCTTTCACGGTGATGTGCTTTCCCGCCTTATAACAGCCGGACTCCGTAAGGTAATTCTGTTTTAAATTCATCCCATTTCCCTCTCTTTCACATCAAACGCCGCCCCGTTCCACGGGTCAGCTTATTGAACGAAAAAGGCATCGCCGCAGCGATGCCCTTCCAAAAATTATCCTGTTATCTTTCCATCCGTCTCAGCATGGCGCGGCACACCTGCCTTGCCCTCTTTTTCAGCGGGCGTTTCCACCTGCGGATGGATGCCGCTCTGGTGTGGTTCCTCGACCAGCCGCCGTAATCCTCCAGCGTGTACTTCCCATGCTGTTCCATCTCTCCGTATGCCCTCATCCTTAAGCCCTCCGTTCCAGTATTCCGGTTTCCCCGGTCACAGACATGTTCGCTCTGGACGGGCATAATAGCAAGCGGGAATGGGAGCATAAACTGCACAAACATTATCAGAAAATTTGTGCAGCATATCATTCCTCTTTTTCCTCCCGTAGCTGTTCCAATACGGCCTTTAGCTTCCCCGGAATGGGCAGCCCCGTCCGGGCGGCATTCTCCAGGATGGAAATGCCCTCATTGGAGAGGTAAAAGAAGATGACCGCCGTCCGCAGGACGCTCCCCTCCCCGATGATGTGCGTATCTACGATATGCCCCACCGCCACAAGGCTGAAAATAATGACCTTCTTAAAAATGCCCTTGAAGCCCACCTCGCTGGAGAGCTTCTTCTCCACCGCTGCCGCCATCAGCCCGGTGATGTAGTCCACCACCACGAATACCACCAGTGCATAAAGGAAGCCGTCAAAACCTCCCATGACCGCGCCCAGCGCACCGCCCAGCGCCGCAAACGCATACTGCGCCGCCTCGATAAAATTCTTCATTCCAATTCCTCCTTCTAAATTTGCATTAAATAAGCACCTTTTCGGTGCCGTTTCCAGTTACGCGCATTCCACATACCGGATGAATGCCCTGCCGTTCCCCTCGTTCACCCCCGCCTCGGTTTCCGCAGGGTAATATTTCCCGTTGTGGGTGAATGGTGCCACACCGTCCACATAGCCGGAGCCTCCTGCGCCTGACTCACCGCGCAGGCCATAGTTCCCGCCGAACCATCCGCCACCGCCGCCGGAAGAAGCGGTACCGCTTGATGAATAATAATCCCCCATGCCAAAGTTTTCAGAAGGGCTGCTGCTTGTGGATATCTGCCGGCCTCCCAATGCGCCGCCGGAGCCGTTCCCGCCACGCTCCCCTCCGCCGTCTCCTCCCTTGTGGGCTGTCCCATTGTCGATTCCCCCGCCGCCTCCGCCTCCCGCCACGATCAGGATGCTGGAGCGGTTGGCATAGGACGGCCCGCTGGAACTGTTCGTGCCAAGTCCATAAGGTTTTGTGGCCACATGGGTGGAACCGCCTCCTCCTGCCCCGTACTGCTTGCTGCTGGCATAGTTGTAACCGTTCCCGCCTCCGTTTGCCCCATAAGATGTGCCGTTCGGTGATCCGCCGTTATAAACATAGATCACTTCATCCTTCTTCATCTTCTTATAGCCTTTGGAATGGCCGCCAAGCCCGCCTTCCGCCACAAGGTTATCCCCTTTTGCCTCACCCCCGGAAGCGCCCCACACCTCAAATTCATAGATGCCGTCCTGGGGGATAACAAACTGCACATAATTCCCTGTGTAGGGGAAGTCATACTCCGTGGTCACCCACATGGCATAGAGCGCAGCCTCCGCAGGGAATACCCCTTTCTCCCCCGGTTTGTAAGATGGCGTGGAAAGGGAGTCAATGCTCCATCCGCAGAAGGACATATTCTTTCTCGTGTAGGGGTTTGCCGGTACCGTGGTAGGCTCGCTCTGCGCATTCCCATTGTTGTAATAACAGTAGACAGTGAAATTTTCCTTTGCCCCGCTCTCTGACAAAGTTCCGCCGTTGGGCATCAGCCCGATGGTCATCTGCTTTCTGAACACCGCATAAAGCGTGACGGGTTCCTCACTGCTGATGAGATATTCCGAAAGCACTTTTTTCTCTGCGGAATCATCCTGCCGCCATCCCACAAAGGTATATCCCTCCAGCGCGGCGGGCGGTGCGGCGGCAATGGCATCCTCCCTGTCCGGCACAGTCCTTTCCAATGAATATCCCGTGTCGATCTGGTATGTCACTTTGACTCCTGCGGCATACACCCTGTCCTCTCCCACGAAAATCCGCGTCACCCTTTTTGTGGCTTCATCCTCATAACAAAGGTAAATGGTGGTGGCACTGTAACTTTCCATTGCCCGGTACTCGTCAAGGCTCACCAGTTTCATCACAAGGCCAGTGCTGCTCATCATCTCCGTCACTCTTTCATCCAGAGTCTGCACAGACTCTCCGAGGGATGCATTGGAAGAAATAACGCCGTCCAGCTCCCCGATGATGTTCCTTGCAGTAAATACCGCCGTGCCGTCTAAAACCTTATCCCCCACTTTGGTAATCCTCGAATACCCGGAAGGCTCCGATGCGGCTGTGGTTCCTGCCTGTGTGCAGACCAGCGTTGCCCACCCCGGAGCGCCCACTGCGGTCACCGCATCCCCTACGGCATAGGCAGTGGCACGGGTGAGCGTTTCCCCTCCGCCGCCACCGCCTCCGCTCCCGGCTTTCAGCGTGGGGAACACTTTTGTCAGCCCGTCCAATCCTGCGGAAGATACGGTGAATATGGCAAGTTCCAGATCGTAGGAGGAATTGTTGTAATTGATGTTCACATCCGCATCCAGCGGCGGAAGCTCCGCTGCCGCCTGCGCCAGTATCTTGATGGGCTCATCCGCATTGGATAAATCAAGGTGGATATACACCCGCCCCTGCAGTGTCTCCCCCACGTCCGCAAGGCGCACGTCAATCTCCGTTTCATACACCTCAAAGAACCGGCCACGAATCATGCCAAAGCCCTGCGAGATATGCAGCACATTTCCTCTCGCATAGGTCACTTCGCAGCCTTTGAAGATGCCGCTGCCGGGGATCGCCGTCTCGTAGATGATGGCGTCATCCTGCGGCGTGACATTGCCGCCCTTATAGGTTTTCAGTGTGATGTTGTCAGCCATTCTCCTGCCTCCTTAAAATCTTAGTCAAATCCAGCCGCACCGTGCCGAACACCAGCTTTGTATTTTTGCCACGCTCCCTGCCCGTGAGGATGCTGCGGTAACTCTCCCCATCCGATATGATGTCCGCCACCTGCCCGAATTCCAGTTCTTCCGGCTTTACCAGCGCGTCACCGTTCATCATGGTAAGTTCGATTAAATTTGAATAGGATAAATTTGCGAACTTGTTATGGGCGGCGCTGATCGCCGCGCTCTCAAAGCTGCTCCCCTCCTCATGGGAAACGGACTGCATTTCACACACCACCGGGGTAATGCGGTCACGGTCCTTCGTGTCATAGCCAAGATCGGGATGCAGATAATAAATCCGGGTGTTGGAATAATCCTCTGCATCATAAATGATGATTTTATTCACATCCGCGCTGACCTGTTTTATCGTGACGCTCTTTTTGATGATGTTGGGAAGGTCGCTCTCTATGGTGATGATGCCAGATGCCGCTTTCCCTACAATGATCTGCACTTCCCGGTTCTGGATGTCCAGCTTTGTCTTTACCAAAATGCTGTACTTCTCCATTGCCGGGATGATGACGGAATCAATGAGGTTCACGATGTTGTAATGCCCGCCCTTATCGGAGGGCGTGATGTGAAGGCTCCAGTCCTTTGTGGCCGTTGCCGCCATAACCGAAAGCCCTTTGATGTTCTGCATTTCGTCTTCATTGATGATAAACATTTCTTTTATCCTGTCACAGATAAACTGCTCCATGCTGCCCTGCCCCTGCAAATCCACATCAAACAGCACATCCGTATTGAGCAGTTCCATGAGGGGCTTATAGGAAATGGTCTGTAACTTCTTTGACTTGTCCGTGCCATAGCCGATCTCCGTAACGATTCCGGCATACTCCTCATCCCCTCTGCTGATGCGGATATAGTCCTGCTTTTTCACGCCGGGCAGGGCAAGCACCATCACGGTATTGCCGTCCGATGATAAATAGTCCTCTTTGTAGGTGATCTCATTCACATTTGTATTTCCCACCATTTCAAAATCCTGTGTGAATATCTCCACGTTATACGGTCTCATAGCTGATCCTCCCCTCTACCATTACATTCAGAATGTTCAGCCCCTCATGCACCACGGAGATGCGGTTGCTGCCGTACTGCAGGTGGAAGAACCGCTCCGTGGTAAAATCGCACATCTGGTAGCGGTCTGCCACCACCTCGTCACTGACGCCCCGCTCCGTGATGCTGTAGGGAATCTGCGTGGTGTCGATGACCAGCTTATGCCCGTCCGGGATGCTACCCTCATACCGCCCGGTCTCATACAGGACATTATTTACATAGTGTTTCCATACCGGGTTCGTGCAGGGGCCGTACACCGTCACTTTGCATGGGCTGTCCCCGTGGCTGTCGCTGTCGATCATCAGCGTGTTCTGCGTCACATCCGCATAGGCATAAGTGTATTCGTAAGGGTAAATTTTCCCGCCGATGGAGAGCGTCCCGCTGTAGCCGGAAACATTCTTATAAAACAGCCCGGTTGCCGTAAATGCAACTTCACAATCCAGCCCCGCCCCGCCAGTGATTAACTCACTCTTTGCGATTTCCGTCATCCGCACCGGGACGCGGAACGCCTCCTCCATCTCGTAGACGAGAGTGAGTGGCACCGCCCGGACGAAACGGGAGAACGCCCTGTAATTCACATAGGCATTCCTGCCACCGAAAAATATCCGCCCGGTCATCACACCCTGTGAGAAAAGTTCCTCCAAAGGGATGAAGCCCGTGCCAATCTGTTCATACTGCGTCCCGTCCTTATAGCCGAAGCCGCCAATGGAATGGAAAAAGGATGTCCGGGCGTTCAAATCCCATGACACCCCTTCCCCATTAATGAGTTTGAATTTCCTTATCATGAATACGCCTTTCCCAGCTCCCGGTTCAGCCCGTCAGATAACTCTCCGACCAGCACCCCGGAATCCAATACCACCTGTGTGTCTGCCAGCCTCGGCAGATACTTTGTCACCACCTCATACATGGCATCCAGCCTTGCCGCCAGTGAGGAACTGCCGCCGGAACCGCCCGCCGCCTGCGCCCCCGCCGTCATGGAATCCGTGGCAGGGATGAGCATCCCTGCCAGTTCCTTCATGGGGCCGGTCAGCTTCCCTAAATTCCCACGGATACCTTTTCCGAGTAAATCGATCATGTCAGGCATAAAGGTGTGGAAGTTGGAAAGCGGCCCCTCGTCCGGCTCGGAGAAATGCAGGAAAGACGCAATCGTCCCCGCCACATCCTTCACGCTGTCCACAAGGCCGCTGATTTTGGACTTGATGCCGTTAATCAGCCCACCGATGATATCCTTGCCCCACTGCAATGCCTGTGAGGGCAGCCCCTTGATGAAGTTAATTGCACCGTCAAAGCCGCCCTTTACGGCATTCGTGATTCCGCTCATGGCATTTTTGATGCCGGAGAGCAGGCTGTTAAATACATTTACCACCGCATCCTTTAAGCCGCCCACAATGCTTGTGACTGTGGATTTGATGGCATTCCACACACTGGTGATGACTTCCTTTATTGCATTGACCACGGAACTTACTGCGGATTTGATGGCTTCCCACGCTGCGGTAATGGCGGACTTGATCGCCTCCATAATGGAAATGACCGCAGACTTGATGGCCTCCCATGCCGCCACAGCCACATTTTTTATCGCTTCAATCGCAGAGGACACCGCACTCTTTATGGCTTCCCATGCGGCAATGACCGCAGATTTAATGGCATCCATTGCCGTGGTGATGGCGCTCTTGATCGCCTCCCATGCGGAAACCATCACATCCTTGATGGCAGAAAGCACCGCCGTCACTGCTGACTTTATCGCTTCCCATACAGATGTGATTACACTGCGAATCGCCTCCATTACCGTGGTGACGGTATTCCTTATCGTCTCCCATGCGGAGGACAGGAAAGAGCCGATGGCATTTGTCACGGTTTCAATCACAGTTTTTATCGCATTCCATACCGTGGAGACCACTGTCTGTATCACGTTCAGCACGGTTGTGATAATCATCTTATAGAACTCGAACCGCGCCACGATCAGCGTCTTTATCACATCAAGGACAGTCTGGAAAATATTCTTGATGCCCTCCCACAGCCCGCTGAAAAAGTCTTTCAGACCATTCCAAATGGACTGTGCCGCCCCGGTGATGGCGTTCCAGATATTGGAGAAAAAGTCTTTTAATCCATTCCATACCGCAACAGCCGCTTCTTTTATCACATTCCATAAATTGATCCAGAACTCCCGGAAGCCCTCGCAGTTATTCCACAGAGCCACGAAGATGGCAATCAGCGCAGCTATGGCGGCTATCACTAAAGTGACCGGGTTCGCCGCAAGGATGCCCCACAGCGCACTCAGCCCTCCGCCGATACTGGAAATGCCGCCGATCAGCGTGGGGATGAAGGTCATAATGCTGCCCACAGCAGAGACCACTTTCCCGATAATGATTAATACGGGGCCGATTGCCGCCGCAAGTAATCCGATGGTGACGATGGTGTTCTTGGTGCCTTCATCCATGCCGTTGAGCTTGTCAACGAATCCCTGCACCCATGTGACGATCTGGCGGATGGCGGGCATTAATATCTCGCCAAAGGAAATGGCAAGTTCCTCCAACTGGCTTTTCAGGATGGTAAGCTGCCCGGCGAGGTTATCCTGCATGGTCGCCGCCATCTCCGCAGACTTCCCGTCACAGTTTGCTATGGCGCTGCTCACCTTCTCAATGTCCGCAGGGGCGGCGTTCATCAGCGCAAGGAATCCTGACATGGCATTCTTTCCCACAAGCGCCTCTGCCGCCGCTGCCTTTTCGGACTCGGACAATCCGCCAAAAGCCGTCCGGCAGTCTGCCAGGATGGCGCTCAAATCCCTCATGCTGCCGTCCGCATTGGTGGTGGCGATTGTGACCTCCCCGATGCTCGAACCGCAAATCTTCACTTCCCCGGAAAGGTTGCTCATGATGGTGCGGAGGGCGGTACCGGCCTGTGTGGACTTGATGCCCGCATTGCCCATCAGGCCAATTGCCTCTGCGGTATCCTCCGCAGAAAATCCCAAAGCCCCGGCGATGGGCGCACAGTATTTGAAGGTCTCGCCCATCATGGATACATTGGTATTGGCATTGGAACTTGCCGCCGCCAAAATATCCGCGAAATGCCCGGAATCAGCCGCGGTAAGACCAAAGGCGGTCAGGGCATCCGTGACGATATCGGATGTACTTGCCAAATCTTCCCCGGAGGCCGCCGCAAGGTTCATGATGCCCTCTATGCCGGAGAGCATATCCGAAGTTTTCCAGCCGGCCATCGCCATGTAGTTCATGGCCTCGGCTGCCTCGGATGCGGAGAACTTGGTCTTGCTCCCCATCTCCCTTGCCTTATCCCGGAGGGCATCAAGGTCTTTCCCCGTTGCCCCGGAAACTGCCCCGACCTGGCTCATGGCGGTATCGAAATCAGCAGCAGTCTTTACCGCCACCGTGCCAAGCCCCACGATGGGCGTGGTCACGCTTTTGGTGAGGGTGGTTCCCACCCCGGAAATCTTATCCCCTAAGTTCTTTAAGTCCTCGCCCACGGCGGCAATCTTCTGCACCGCCACCGCAGACTGGTTCGCCTGCTGTTCGAGGCTCTTCAATTTTTCCTCAGTCTCGATGATCTCCCGCTGCAAACCATCGTACTGCTCCTGTGTGATCTCACCCTTTGCCAGCGCCTCATTTGCCTGTTCCGCAGCCGCTTTCAGGGTTTCCAGTTTTTCCTTCGTCTCCCGCACCGCTTCCGCAAGGAGCCTGTGCTTCTGTGCCAGCAGTTCCGTGTTGCCGGGGTCCAGCTTTAAGAGCCGCTCCACGTCCCGAAGCTGTGACTGCGTGGTGCGTATCTCCCCGTTTACCCCTTTCAGAGCGGCGGTCAGCTTTGTGGTGTCGCCGCCGATTTCCACCGTAATGCCCTGTATCCTTGACGCTCCCACCCAAAGCACCTCCCCACGAAAAAAGGAAGCCAAAAGGCTCCCTGAAAAAATGCGTAAAAAAAGACACCTGCTGTTATGGCAAGTGCCTATGTAAGAATTCTATTCTATTTTTCTGCTGTTGTATCAGCCCTGCAAATGAGAAGTTATCTTTTTCTATCGCTTAAAATTTTTTCATTGAATCTATCAAGAAATTCTTTGGAATTGACCCATGTAAGACTCCCATCCTCATTTGTGAAATCATAACCAGACAATTCATATAATGCAGTTGCACAAATATATTCATACATTCCCGCATTCGGACTTTTGTAGATAATCCAATATAACGGCTTCATAGCCGACTCACCCATATTCAGCACTTCATTATATTGTTCACTGTCAAATACCCTTGTCCAACCTTCAGTTATCACTATTTCTGGATTTTCCCGCTCTGCTTCGACTTCTTCTTCAACTAATGCTCGAAGTTTCGTAGCAACTGCTTCTAATACTTCTGCATCTAAATTTTCCAAATAAAGTTCCTCATTAACTCCATCCTCTGTAATTTCAAGCCAACTCAAAGAATCTGTTTCAATAATTTCCTGCGATTCAATATGTTGATTTTTAGTTTCTTCTACCTGCTGAGTTGTATCAGCAGAAATATCTTCAACATCTTTATGGTTACATGATGTTATAAGGAATAAAAAAATTATAATACCAATCATTGAAGTAATCTTTTTCATGAATGTTTTCCTCCGATAAATTGCGACTTGTAAGTCATACTTACAGCCCTTTTCCACTACCAATCATAGCAGAAAAAGGCTGTTTTTTCAATCAAAATGCATCCATCAAGGTCTGATCGCCAAGCACTGCGTATGAAAATGAATCGTTCCTGCTCTCGCAGTACATATCATTGATAAGCCCGATGGAGAGCAGCTCCAAGTCCGCCATCGAAAGCCCCAGCTGCACACACCGCAGAAGGAACAGCGGCGTGGTTATTTCCCGCTCAGTTGGGCGAAGTTTTTTTTAGCCTCCACATCCGTCTGCACGTTCAATCCCCACAGTTCTATCAATTGTGGCAGAACCTGATATATTGAAAAAGTGTTGAATCCGTCTAGCCACTCATCCACTTCATTCGGTATCTGCGGGTCTGCGTGTTTCGCCATCGTGTAGGCGATATTCTCGAACATCTCCAATGAGAACAGATCAAGGTTGGAGTTTTCCTCATCACCCTCACCGATGCTCTTTTCCAGAATCCGCAGGTCCTTATAAATATCACGCTGGAACTTCAAGCGGTAAATCCTCGGTATAGCGGCAGATGCCTTGAACAGCACATCCTGCCCGTCAATCTCTATTTTTCTAACAATGCTCATATCCTTTCAGCCTCCTTCATCCCTGTCCTTCTGTTTCCGCATCCACCGCCTTTGGTTCCGGCAGATACACGCTCTTATACCAGTTGGCATACGTCTCCGCAGATGTCTTATTGCCCGTCTTGGCTTTCACATAGCCGCTCGCCAGCGGCCTTGCCTTGATGGTCAGCGTCTCGGTCTGCACCTCCCGGCTCTCCTCATTGGTCTTGCCCTCGATCTTGGGGCGGCTTGCGGAACAGTTATACAGCACATGGCGGATTTTGCGGATGTCGCCGTCAAACTCAAAGAGCAGCGCAAAGGCCGCAGTCTCGGAATGGGCGTTCTCCACAAGCACTTCATTATTATCCGCTTCCTCTTTCAGCACGTCCGTGCGGAAACTTTCAGGGATGAGGGCAAGCTCCAAGTCGCCGTCATAGCCCATGTTGTTGGCTATGATGTAATACTCGATACCGTCCGCATAGAACGATTCCGGCTCCCCGTTGGGGTCCAGGGCAATGGAAACTGCTCCGGGCATCGCCACGGGCGTCTCAAATCCCATCTCCCCATTCTCCTGTGTTTTCTGCAAAGCATAGTGGCAGTTGCAGATATTAAATTTCACTTTATTGTTGTTCTTCATTTCAGACCTCCATTTCATACAAGACTTCATACAGTTTTTCCGACTCAATCCACGTCTCGCTCTTGCCATAGAAGATACCATGTTTGAGAAGTACCGCCTCTATGGTTTCTTCCAGTTCCGGGTTTTTCAGATCGGTGTACAGTTCAATGTCAAGCTGATTTATTTTGAAATATGCAATCCCGTCCGCCGCGAAATTCGCAGCTTTGGGATATAAAAATACGAGGAAGGGCGGCTCCGGGGATTCGCCCTCCACGAAATGGTCATAGGCGAAGGGCAGCCCCATTTCCTCCATCATCTTCAATACATCATCGTGCTTCATCCTTCCAGCCCCCTTTTGATGCCCTCTTCCAGTTCCCGGATGCCCGCCCGTTCCGCAGGGGCGATGTGTGGGAATGCCCGCACCCTCCCGCCGCCCCGCTTGGCATGGCCTTTCTCCAGAAGATGGGTGAGCTGGTAACGCTTTTTGTTATGCACCACCAGTTCCAGTGCATTGGCGGTCTCTTTCTGCTTTTTCACAGCCCATCCCTTTTTGTACTGCCCCGTCCGGACCGGGGCATTGGCTTTCACTTCCGATTTCACCGTGTTCCCGGCTTTGGTGACGCAGTCCTTCATCACGTCCGTGGCAAGCCCGGCATACTCGATCAGGCCGTCCATGACCGCCTCCGCCATCTGCTCAATGGATACTTTTCTTTCAGACATTCCTACCTCTTTTCCAAAGGGAGAATTTATTCAGCCTCCCCTTTTTTCCAAAGCCGCCCGCAGCTTTATGGTTTTATTCTGATATTTCACGTTGTCGATAAATGTGATGTTATACACCTGCCCCCGGAACAGGATGCGGAAATGCTCCGTGTCTATTTCTTTTACCTCAGAACAGTACCGTATGAGGAAAAACACTTCTTTCTCCGCATTAAGCTGCGCCGCCTCCCAATACTCCTTCCCGGAAAGGTTATTCACATAGGCATGGCAGGCAAAATAATCCTGCCACGATAAAATGTGGTTCCCGGCTCTGTCATTGCCCGCCACGCTCTTCTGAATGATTATCCTGTCCTTCCATTCCCCAAGCGCCATCAGAACACCTCTTTCCGTATGCCAAACAGCAGGGAGCGCAGCGTCTGAACTAACTCCCCATGATCTGCCTGCTCCCGGTGTTCATATAGATAAGCGGCGGCATAGAGGACGGCAATCCGCACCATAGGCAGATGCGCTTCCAGTTCTGATAATTCCATCCGCGCCACATCCGCACACAGTCTCTCCCCGGTCTCAATCAGCCCGGAAATGAAACCATCCTCATCACTGCTGTCCACCCGGAGATACTGCTTCGTTTCCTCCAATGTCAGGACTGCCATCCATGCCGCCTCCCTTCTTATGATGCTGATGATGCAGAAGATTTCACCTTCATGGTCTTCACTGCCTCTGACAGAATCAGCTTGCCGTCCACCCTCTGGCTTGCGAGGAATCCCACCTGCCCGGTTGCCGCAAACAGTTCATTCAGACGCTTGAAGGAGCGCCCCTGCCTGTCAGCAATCCAGTAATAGGAAAAGTCTCCAAATGCCATCACCTTACTGCCCGCCGCTGCTTCCGGCACATAGGAGGAAGTGTGGTAAGGGCGGTTCAGGATCATGTCCGGCACGCCTGCCTGGACACTCGGCTGCCAGATATAATTTCCATTGTTATCCTTTAACTTCCGCAGGGCTTTCACGGTGGTGTCATTCAGCACCCACACAGCCTTTTTACGGTAAGGCGCTTTCAGGGAATAAAATAAATCCATCACATCATCAAAGGTGATATTCGCCGTGGAAGTGGTCACGCCATCGGAAGCGCCGCCCGTGGCGTTCAGGATGCCAGTAGGCTTGCCTTTGCCGTCCCCAATGAAAAAGGCTTCCTCCTCCTTGGTCCCGATCCTGCGTCCGAACTCCTTGGAGATGTAAGCCTCTAAGTTGAATACATTGTCATTCAGTAACTCATCCGATACCTTGATCATGGTCGCCACCTTGAACGCGCCGATGGATACCTGCCCGAAGGAATCGTCCGATTCCGGGTATGCCCCTTCCTCATCAATCCATGCCGCCTCGCCTTTGGATGCCACCACGGGAATCTTCCTGTCGCCGCTGGAGGTCTGGATGACTGTGGCAAGGCCCCGGAAACAGTTCTCTTCCTCCAAAGCCTCCACCAGCGTATGCTCGAACTCGTCCGGCACAAGGTAGCCGCCCTCGGAATCCGTACCCACCTGCAGGGCATTCTCCACATCGAAGAAGTTCTTCCGGCGCATAGCGTTCCAGAACGTCCTCCTGTAATTATCAGTCGCCCTGCCCGTCTTTTCCTCCCCGTCCGGGTGGTTGTTGGGCTTGTTGGTAATCGGCTCGGAGGTGGGCTTATTCAGCTCCGCGTCAATGGCGGCCTGCCGCTCCAGGCGCTCGATCTCCTTCCCCAAATCCACCACTTCTTTCTCCATCTTCTCATAGGCGACGGTGTCCTCTGCGGAAAGCAGCCCGTCCTCGCCGCGCTTGCTGTCGAGGAACTTCTTTGCCGCCTCCCATGCCTTTGCCCGTTTCTCCCTCAGTTCCAAAATCCTGCTCATAACATTTCCCTCCATAAATTTAATGTGATAATAACTGTAAACGCTTCTCTAACTGCTCAATGGGTACTTTTGCCTCCGGCTTTTTCGGAATCAGCTTGGTCAGCAGGGAATTGGTCACCGCCGTCCGGGAGAACATCAGCCCTTCCAGCTCTTTCTCTTTATCCCTTTCTTCTGTATCTTCTTTCCCGTGCAGGATGCCGTCCGCAAAGCCCAGCTCCACGGCCTTCTTCGCGTTAAACCACGATTCCGCATCCATGAGGTGGGATATCCTCTTACGGTCCATCCCGGTCTTGATCTCGTAGGCGTTCATGATGCCCTCTTTCACTTCATCCAGCATCTCCCCCGCCTTCTGCATCTCTTTGGAATCCCCTATCGCCACGGTGATGGGATTGTGGATCATCATCATGGCAAGGGGCGACATCAGCACCGTGGTGCCTGCCATAGCGATAACGGAGGCTGCCGAAGCCGCCAGCGCGTCCACCTTCACGGTCACATCGCCCTTGTACTCCATGAGCATGTTGTAGATTTGTGCAGCGGCGTACACATCGCCGCCCGGTGAATTGATCCACACGGTGATATTACCACTCCCGGCATTCAGCTCCTTTGCAAATAGCGCCGGGGTCACTTCATCCCCGTACCATGTTTCATCCGAAATCTCACCGTTCAGCACGAGGGTGCGCTCTTCCTCCCCTCCCGCGTCATTTTTGATCCAGTTCCAGAACTTCCTCTTCACTCTTTCAGCCCTCCTGTCTCCTGAAATACTGTGTTATAACACACGCTGCTTTTACTACAGCTAAAACAAGGTGTGCCAAAAACACACCCTGAAATCCCTGCCAATTCCCACAAACTCCCTGTTTACGGCACTTTCCGCATCCTGCCAGTGATAGCAGGATGCCGTCACAATACTGTCAGACAGGGAATCCGATCCTCTGGTTCAGGAAAAGTAATTCTATAGTGTTACCGACAGCGGAACTGTCACCTTCCGCCACTGCCGCTGTCCTGATACTGGACACGGCATTTGTTATCTGTGGCAGAACAATTGTCCGCTTAAAGTAGTCAACATGTGCTTTAAAACACACCCTCCAATTCCCGCAATCCCCAAAGAATCCCCAATTTATGGCATTCCTGCGGCTGTCCGGCTTCAGGACGCACCGGGTGGTTTCAGCGCCTCTAAAATCACCGTACCTTACCTGTTGGTATCGATCAGTGTGTTTTAAGGCACACCAAAAACCGCCCCTCTTTCCCGGAAACGCCCTGTTTACGGCGTTCCTGCGGCTTTTTCCTATACAACAAGGTGCAGTATCTGAACCAGTAGTATAACTGCCGATGCAACCGTCCTGTAGTTTCACTGTGCTTAAAAGCACATATAGAATATAAAAATCCGTTGTATCATTCTGTCCCTGCAGTTTAAGTCTCCGGGGAATCCCCCTGCTTCCCCGGAATTCTCCCGAAAAGTCCTGCGTCCTTTAATCGGCATAGGTTCCCGTTGGTGAGAAAAAATTCACCACCCTCCTCCACGGGTATCAAATCCATGCTTTCCAGCCGCCGTATATCATTCGGACACATGAAGCCGTTCTGTATGCCGATGGAATAGCCTTTCATCCGGCTTTCATAATCGCCCCGGAGCAGGCCGTCCACGTTCATCTTCACGAAATACTCCCGCTTCTCCTGCGGAAGGAACAATGCTTTCTGTATGGACTGCTCCCACCGGATCACCCACGGGTCTAAGGTATATTTCACGAATTCCAGTGACTGCTGCTCAATGTTGGAAAAGCTGCTCTTATCCAAATCCCCCACCATGTGGGGCGGGATGCGGTACAGCCGCGCGATCTCGTCTATCTGGAATTTCCTCGTTTCCAAAAACTGTGCCTCCTCCGGGGGAATCCCGATCTGTTGGTACTTCATGCCTTCTTCCAAAACTGCCACCTTCCCGGCATTCTTGGAACCGCCATAGACGGAATGCCAACTCTCCCTTACCCTTGCCGGGTCTTTCAACACACCCGGATGCTCCAGCACCCCGCCCGGTGTCGCCCCGTTCTCGAAAAAGGACGCGCCGTATTCCTCGCAGGCCAGCGTCATGCCCACCGCGTTCTTTGCCATAGCGATGGGCGAATACCCCACCAGCCCGTCAAAGCCCAGCCCCGGTATATGCAGCACATCCTCCGGCTTAAGGCGCACGCGCCCGTATTCGGAAAAGTTGGGGTTCTCATCGGTGTTCCGGGTGTAAGTGTAGAAAAGCCGCCCATGCTCATCCCGGTCAACCTCCATCTTGTCCGGGAGCAATGGATATAAAGATAACACCCTGCCGCTCCCGTCCCGGATGATCTGCGCATAGGCATTTCCCCATATGAGAAGGTGGCTCATCAGCGTCTCCCGGAACACGAAGGAAGTCATCTCCGGGTTCGGCTCGTCATGGAGCAGGTAATATAATGGGTGGTCATACACCCGCTCCTTCCCGGTCTCCGTATAGCGGTACACATGGATCGGCAGGGACGCAATGGCCTCCGCCAGTATCCGCACACAGGAATAGACCGCCGTGGTCTGCATGGCGGTACGCTCATTCACATTTTTCCCGCTGGTGCTTCTCCCAAAGAAAAAGGAATAAGCCTGACCGCCGTAGCTGTCCTTTGGCTTATCCCTTGCGCCCCTTGTTCCAAAAATGGATGGTAGTTTCATAGGCACCTCCCTGTATCTGTCAAATCGTCAGAATCCCTCTTTCATCGTACACACTTCCCGTGCTGATGCCGCCGTTCCGTATCGCACGGTCAAGCCCCATGATGGTGGCGACAGCGCCGTCTATCTTCTCCGTGGATTTTTCCTTGTCCGGCTTGATGTTCCCTGCCGGGTCCGTGCGGACGAAGATGTTATCCATCATCCACCGCAGCACCGGGTGTCCCCCGTGGGCGATGTTCTTCTCCAGCACCAGCTCCATCAGCCGCTTGGTGGGCGGCGACATATCCTTAAAGCCCTGCCCGAAGGGAACCACGGTAAATCCCAGCCCCTCAAGGTTCTGCACCATCTGCACCGCGCCCCACCTGTCGAATGCAATCTCCTTGATGTGGAACTTCCTGCCGAGATCATCAATGAAATTTTCAATGAATCCATAATGGATCACATTTCCTTCCGTGGTCTGCAAATATCCCTGCCGTTCCCACACATCATATGGCACATGGTCCCGGCGCACACGCAGGCGCATATTTTCTTCCGGTATCCAGAAGTACGGAAGTAAAATATATTTTTCCGTATCGTTCCGGGGCGGGAAAACTAAAACAAAAGCAGTGATGTCAATGGAACTGGATAAATCCAAGCCTCCGTAACATTCCCGCCCCAGCACTTCCCGCTCATCCACGGGGAAAGCGCAGGCATCCCACTTCTCCATCTGCATCCACCTTGTGGACTGCTTCACCCACTGGTTCAGGCGTAACTGCCGGAAGATATTTTCCTCCGCAGGATTGTCCTTTGCACTCAGATACGCATTCCGCACTTTCTCGATGTCAATGGTATGCCCCAGCGAGGGGTTCGCTTTCCTCCACACATCCTCTGATGACCAGTCCGCATCATCGGATGCGCCGTAGATAACGGGATAGAAGGTGGGGTCTATCTTCCTGCCCTGCAGGATGTCCTCCGCCTTCTGGTGCTGCTCGAAACAGACGGAATGGCGGTCTGTTCCGGCTGTAGTTATTAAAAAGAATAACGGCTGCGTCCTGGCATCGCCGGAGCCTTTGGTCATGACATCGAACAGTTCCCGGTTCGGCTGGCTGTGCAGCTCGTCAAAAATGACTGCGTGGACGTTCAGCCCATGCTTGGTGTAGGCTTCCGCGGAAAGCACTTGATAAAAACTGTTCGTTGGCTTATACACCAGCCGCTTTACTGACATAACGGGCTTGATGCGTTTCTTTAATGCCGGACACTGCTCCACCATATCCACCGCCACGTCAAAGACGATGGATGCCTGCTGACGGTCAGAGGCACAGCCGTAAACCTCTGCGCCCCACTCATTATCACCGCAGGTCATGTACAGAGCCACGCCCGCCGCCAGCTCCGATTTCCCGTTTTTCTTTGGGATTTCCACATAGGCAGTGTTGTACTGCCTGTAACCGTTCTCCTTCACCGTGCCGAACACGTCCCGGATGACCGTCTCCTGCCACGGGAGCAGTTCAAAGGGCTGCCCCCGCCATTTCCCTTTGGTATGTTTCAGGCAGTTAATGAAATCTACCGTCCGTTTCGCCTTTCCCTCATCAAACACTATCCCCCGCCTCCCTTAAAGAGCAAAAGCTCCATTGCATCGCTTTCCTTGTCCTCGCCGCCCTCCGCCACGATGCGGCTCCGGGAGGAAGGGGTAAGGCCGAACTGCTCGCAGAAACGGTTCATGATCTTAAGGTAGGTCTGTGCGATGGACACCTGCGGAACCTGCTGCCAGTAGCCGGAGGGCGTCTTTACGATGGTGCCGTGCTGGGTGATGAATTCCTCCGCCTCTTTCCATCTGGCGTATGCCTGGCAGTACCCGGCAAATGCCGCCATGTCTATTTCCGTAAGGATGCCCAGCTTTTCCATCTGCCCCGCCATCCGCTTCCATTCTTTTTTCGCTTCGCCCTCCAGCCATGCCGGACAGCGGGGCGCTTTCTTTTCCGGCTTCGGCTCGCCCGTGTTCAGGCTGCGCTTGCCGGGGTTGCCCTCCAGCGCCTTTACCGCTGTGGGCTTTGGTTTCCTTCCGCTCTGCATCTGTGCCGCCTCCTTCCCTTAAATTTACGCAGCAGAAAAGGGCTCCCGGAGGAACCCTTTCCCGCTGCTATGTATGTGCTTTTATCTGACCATTATCTTATGGCCCATGACCGTTTTTATCTCTTTTGCGGAAAAATTCCTCGCGTCGCTGTCCGCCCTCGGCTTTACGTTTGCAATGGCTTCCTCCGCGTCCTTCCCCACCGAAAGCATCTGCCTCGGTAACAAATCTGAAAATGTGTAGTTCCATTCGTAGTAATCCACCCTGTATAGTTTCATCCTCTTTCCCTCCTCTGCCTTTATCCCTGTTCCGGGAGCGCGTCCGCCGCTGCCCTCGCCGCTGTCAGTGCGTTCTCTTCATAAAAATATGGGTCAACGCTGCGGGAAACCTCCGCGCCGTTTTTGTCATGGACGCTGAATCCAAACCCAAGCGCCTCATCATCCCATTCTGTCTGCAAATCATATCCGTTGTAAATTTCCTTCATCGTGTTTTTCCCTCCTAGTTGTATTCCATGATCAGGATCGCCAGCGCCGCTTTTGTTGCGTCATCCTCCGGCTCGCAGTCCCATCCCCTGTCGTAGCAGCAGGTGGTCTTCCCGTCTATCTTTATGGCCAGCTTGGAAATCCTCCCGCCGTCAATCCCGTACCTGCTTCCTTCCTCATAATGCTTTACCGTATAGCTGCAGGCTGTCATCCTTCCGTCCTGCGGTATCCCGATTACCCCTTTTCTTACCATCCTTTTTCCCTCCGTTTTCCTTTTGTTAGACACATGTTACCTCTGAACGAAGGTATTATCCACTCAATTCAGAGGCATAAATGTGACAAAGATAACAGCCGGGAATTGTGTACATTATGGCGCGGCTAAATCTCCACGCCATCCTCCTTAAGCATCTGCCTGCATTCCTCCAGCAGCGCCTTCCAGTCCGGCCTGATGTTTTTGGGGAAATGGTAGATGTAGGAATATTCCCTGCTTGGCTGCGACCATTCGAAGAAATAATCCGGGTTGATCCGCTTCCCCGTTTCCTCATGCATCTCCAGTTCCAGACGGTATCTTACCCACCAGTCCCGCTCACGGTCAAACTCCGCTTTCTTCACCGGCTTAATAAGTCTGTACCTTTTTTCAAATTTCCCGTCCTCATCCACCAGCTCGCCCTTTACCCATTCGTATCCATTCCCTACACCGCAGAACAGGAAGTTTAAGCAGTGCTTCCTTGTGGGGAATATCGACGGGTAAAAATCCGCCATGAACTGTAATGTATTTTCTGCCCTCATCCTGTTTTCCTCCCTTATTTCAAAAAGTTGGCTGTTGCAACCCTGATCTCATGCTGCTTTCCCCAAATGTGGTTCAGTATCATGTAGTTTGATGCGTCCAGCCGGTTCCTCGCCCAGACCTTGACGGTCTTCATTTCCTTTGTTCCCTTCGGTGTGTAGTCGATCTCGAAAAGTATCGCCCCTTCAAATTTCCTGTTCAGCATCCTGTTTCCCTCCGTTTTCCTTTTGGTAGTACACATGTTACCTCTGAACGAAGGTATTATCCACTCAATTCAGAGGCATAAATGTGACAAAGATAATGGCAGGAAATTGTGTACATTACAGTGGGCGGCATCCCTTCCCTGAAAGCCGCCCCGCCGTGTCATTCTTTGCCTGTGAGGATGAAATCCCAATAGGACTCCCTGTTTTCCTCGATAAAAAGCACCAGTTCGTAGAATCCCCTGTCAAACGCGGCCCGCTGCACCGCAGCCATCTCACACATGTTGGCCGCCCCGCTGTCGCGGACTGCGAATATCTGTTCTTTTATTTTCTCTGTCAGCATCACTTTCCCTCCCGAAAATTTATGGCGGATTACGAGAACTCCACCATATGTAAAGTCTTGCACACGCGCCTGTATTCGCCGTGCCTTAACGCCTGCTTACTGCTGTGCCGCACTTTCCTGTTCAGGTACTTCTTGTTCAGGGAAATGCCCCGGCGCAGCTCGCCCCTCATGCTGTAGGAGCCATTTCCCCGCTGCCAGCAGTTGCGCTTCTGGTGTGCATTTCCCGGTGATTTTTGCTGCATCGCCATATCAATCCGCCTCCTTCCATAATTCCCGTTTATTCCAGATAGTCGGTAAAGGTGATCTCCCGTTCCGCCACCTCGCGCATCAGCCCCTCTGCCCTGCGGCATTCCTCTGCAAGCTCGCCGACCAGCCGCGCCGTCATCCACCTGTCCTTCCTTTCACGGACGGCGGCCTCAACCCGGAGCGCCACCTTTTTCCCGCCTTTGAGGGCATCCCTGAGACCGGCGCACTGGACGCACCTTAGATCCAGCAGGTGTTCCCTGCCCTCCCAATCGATCTTCGCAGGCACGCCCTCCATCGTCCGGTACCCGTGCTTTTCCATGATGGCCTTTACCTGCCTCTCAGCTTCCGCCCATTCCATCCTGTTATCCTGCCTCCCTGTCCGCATCATCAATCCTCCGGCATTCATCCTCTCCGAAAACAACCGCAAGGCTACTCCCGTTCTGCCAATGGACGTGTATGGAGCCGGAATCATCCACCCCCGTCACGACTCCGCGCATTCCGGGAGGCATCTCCCTGTAGGGGTCATCCATCCTTACCAGTTCCACACGGCAGCCCTGCGGGTATTTTTCCCGCAGAGCCTCCAGCTCCTCCTTCCTGATGTCAAGCCTCATCCTGCACACCCCCGTTCCCCCGCTGGGATGCCAAAGCCGCCTCACGGCTGCGGAACATCCTGCCTATGGATACGCGGTAGAAATTCTGCGCCCTGTCGGTAAGCTCAAAATACCTGCCGTCATACCCCCGCACGGTGTACTGGTTTGTCAGCCCCTTTTTCTTATGGGTCAGCAGGAAGCAGGTGTCGCCTGTCCGCCAGCCGCCCGGAAGCGCCCTGTCCGGCCTGCATTCCCTGTAGGCGGTTTCCAGCGTCTCCATCGGGAACCCGAATTTCTCATAGGCGCGTTCCAGCACCCCGTAGTAAGCGCCGCTCGGCTCGCCAAGCCGCCTCCGCTCGTCCATGATGTAGGCCATCGCCGTCACTTCCTGCCCGCCGAGGCTCACCGTCAGGTCCTTTTTGTAGTAAAAGGAAGGGAAGCCCTCGTAGCGGTCAAGGCTCGCCTCGTCCGCCTCCCCGATTTCCCAAATCAACACCGGCACCCTGCTTCCCTCCTGCGGCTCTATGGTGGCGTATGCCCCCGTCAGCGAGCCTTTGAACAGCAGGCGGTAACCTTCCACCTCCGTCTGCCCCAAGAGCCGCGCCGCGGGACACCTGTGGGCCATCTGCCCCTCGTCCATGTTGCTCCCATAAGCAATGTAGCGTTTCTTCATAATCAATCATCCTTTCATTTTTTAGTGAGGCCGCCCTCCTACTGCCTTAAGGGCGGTCTCCCGCCCGTTATGGCCTTCAAGCCGCGTTCCGCCATGCGGAGTTGCCTTCGAGGTGTTTCAGGAAATGGAGCCTGCAGGTCTTGAACTCGTCCCCGCTTAAGCCCAGCCGGAGCATCCAGCACCGGAATGCGTATTTTTCGTTGTCGGTCACAGTCTTTCTTGCAGAGGCTTTCTTCTGCGTCAGCGCCTGGTGGCTCACCGCAAGGCAGAACTGTATGTATGCCTTGATCTCGCCCGCGTGGGTGGTGCTGTTGAAAAGCCGGAACTCCACCGTCCCTTTTGTGAAGGTCGAATGCAGGTTCAGCCCGTGGTACCTTGTATCGTTGTAATGCTCGTCCCTGCCCCTTGTGGAGCCCGCGTACCAGATGTCCTTTAAGGCTTCCATCGTCTGCGGCTTCCTGCGGTTGATGGCCTCCAGCAGCTTTTCGTTGGTCTTTTTGCACCACCGCAGCCTTGCGGGGTCGATCCGGAGGGCTTTGTAAAGGATGTCCTCCTTGCTCGCTATGATGTTCACAAGGTTCCGCAGGGTCTGCGGCGTGTAGCGGCTGGCGTCCACATGGATGTGTATCCCGCACTGGCTGTTCACAAATGCCCCGCTGTGCCTCAGCCGCCTTACGATCTCCTGCAGGTCCGCCATGTCCCCGTAGGTGAGGATGGGGCTGACGATCTCGCATTTGTATTCGTCCGCCGCCTGCACCGTGCGCCCGCCGCTTTTTTTCTGTGCGATGATGCTGGAGTCGTAGGTGGCCTTCCATGTCCTGCCCTGCCGGTCCTTTGCCCCGTAGGTCTTGTAGTAGGTGCCGAGGTAAAAACTCTCTGTCCCGAAATATTCTGCGATAACCTCAGCCGCCTTTTTCCTTGTGATCCCCGTCATTTCAATCTCGATCCCGAATCTCTGTGTCCTCATGTGCGTTTCCTCCTTGCGTCTGCTTTTCTTTTGGTAGTCTATTAATCACTCTGAACGCACTATTTATCCACTTATTTCTGCTCATAATGTACACAAAGATTCTTGGGGAAAAGACCGTAAATTTGTGTGTTTTACAGCCTTTTTAGCTGTGTTATTCCGGGTATCTTCTATGGTATAAATACGGGGTTTTCTTTACTCCATTCCGCATCTCGCCGCCTTGTCAGCGAGGATGAGCCTTTTCAGGTATTCCCCTTTGTCCCCCTGCCGCTCGAACCACTCCCTTGCCTCTGCGTCCTTTAAATTGAACTGGAGGTTGAACCGCAGCACCCTGTGGCGGTAATCCTCCTGGGCGGCCTTCCTCCGCTCCCTTTTTTCCTCATCGGAGAGCCTCTTTTTGCGCCCCCTCATTTTAAGCCCTCCCCGTCAAAACTCTGGTTGACCTGCTCGATCAGGACCGCGTCCGCCACCGCTTCGGCAAGCTCCGCCGCCTGCAGCCTTGCCGCCTCCCGCTCGTTCCTGCGGGCTTCCTGCCACCTCTGCTTGTTCGCCTCGGTGCGGAAAGCGGAATGCCCTTTCAGGTTCTTTAAAAGGAGGTTCCTTACCGTTTTCCCTTCCGCTCCGCCGAAGCCCAGGCGTAGGAGCCATATCCTCATGTAGTATTTTTCATTTTCCTCGATGGCCTCATCCGGCCTGATGCGTTTCTGCCCCCTTGCCTGCTGCGCCATCGCCGCCGCAAGCTGCGTGAATGCCCGTATCATGTCCGGGTCGTTGATGGCGGGGAGGGTGAATGCCGCTTTCCCGTCCGGGAAACTGATGCCCCTGCACCCTTCCGCATGGCTCTGGAATATCCGCAGGAAAGCCTCCGCATCGGGAACCTCCGCGCTGCCAAGTTCCTCCGCCAGTTCCGCCGGAATCCGGAAGACCTCCTCCGCAAATGCCCTGTTGATAAGGTACTGCTTGCTGTGGATGAGGAAGATGAGGTTCTTAAGCCCCTCCGCCGTCATGCCCTCCACCGGGAGGCTGACCGTTGTTTCCTCAATCTCCGTGTTGGGCGTTTCGATAAGGCCCTGCTCCAAAAGCCCTGCCCTTACCATCTCCGCCGTCTTTTCATCCTCCGTCTCCACCGCGCCGCTCCTGTCGATGGTGCAGTTCCCGATCTGGTAGCTGCAGGTGGGAACCCCAAGGTACTTTGAGGGCTGCCCTAAAATGGCGCTGACCGCCTTTACCACATCTTTCCTGTTTGCTGCATTCGTCTCAATCCTCATCCTTTTTTCCTCCGTTTTTTAAGCCCTCCGGCTTTGTTTTCCCTTTCGGTATTACATTAATCACTCTGAATGGGGATAAAAGCAACATAAATGTCAGAATAAATGTCACAATAAATAATCCGGGAACTGTGCATAGTACACAATGCCGCAAAGCACGAAATATACATTGGGCAGGGCGCAGCCATTCCCCCACATACGGTACTCCGCCGAATCGGAATGGGGGTCTTCCAGCCATTTGCGTATCTGGCTGTCAGACTTCGGTTTACTGGAGGTGCCTATAACTTTACGGTGGGTCTCGAACACCTCCCGCCAGAATATCATTTCTTCCTTCGTGGGATTCTCCGTACCCAGCCCGTCACACCACCAGTCCGGAAACCCCTGCAGCCTCGCGCATTCCGTAGGGGTCAGCCTGCGGACGATATAGTCCGGCTCTATGATATGGTAGTCGCCGCTGAACGCCTCCTGGTTGCCGAGCCACTGCTTGGAGCCCATGCTCGCGGAGATCGTACCAAATACATCCTTACCCGATGCCGTCCGCACATCATTTATTACCGGCGGGTCCTTATAATCCGTAGCCACCAGCGTGTTTGCCAGTTCCTTTTCCGCCCGCATGAAATAGGAATTCTTGCTCGTGCAGTAGGTGGGGTATGCCACCGCATGGCGGTCTGCCCCGGTCAGGCTGAAACACACGTCCTCATTCACCCCGCTGCCCTGCGGTCCGTTCTTATCATCCCTGCCGATCATGGAACCCTGCACCGCCACCACCGCAATGCCGCCCTGATTGCTGGACGGATTATTACAATTACAGTCAAGGGTCCGTGCGGTCTGCGCTTCATAAAAACCGCTGTGCGGGTTATCGGATTTCATGGCATTGCTCTCTTTGGAGCAGATGCCGAATGCCTGCACCACAAGCTCATTGCAGCGCGTTTCTCCTATATCGAAAGTATTCAGCGTGTTTGCCACTTCCCCGTCTTTCCATGTGGGCGCTTCCTCCGCAGAGTGTGGGCGCGTCCCCTTGCAGAAAGGCACGAACACGGTCTGGTCATTGTTGCAGGAAAGGGTGGCCGACTTGTCATCCTGTATGAGCGCCCCCTTCCCTCCATTTCCACCTCCGGCACGGATTTTCAGCGTCTTTGGCGTTTCCACCACGAAGGGCTGGTTGTTCCCGCCCATGCCATAGGTGGCGTTGACTGTGGGCGCAGTCTCCAAAGGCCCCGTGTATCTCGTGTCCTGCGAATGGTTTTCAAATACGGCCTGCTCCAGCACACACGGGGGATGGTGCGCCTCCGCCCTTAAGGTACACGTCACGTCATCGGTCACGTCCATGCGGCTGCCGCCCTGGTCGTTTAAACAGACCCTGATGCCGCCTGTTTCTCCAATGCACGGCGCAGCACCTCCGGCAGCTCCTTGCCACGCACGGAAGCCCTGCGGAGTATACCCTGACACGCCCTCGGACTCAAATAGTATCTTTCCGGCACTCCCGCCTGCAAAATCTGCGACAAGGTAGATGCGTTTTCTACGTTGGGGGACGCCCCACAGGCAGGCATCGACCACCCGCCATGCGAGGGAAAACCCGTCTGCCATGACGCATCCGGCATTCGCCCATTTTCCCCTTGGAGGTCCAGGAACAGGAATGTTCCCGTCTTTAACGGAGCAGACCGCTTCAAGGACTGCCCTGAAATCCTCCCCATTGTTTGAGGAGAAGGCCCCCGGCACGTTCTCCCATACGATAAATCTTGGGTATCTCCCATCTGTCGCACACCTCATTTCCTTTATGATCCTGATTGCCTGATAAAAAAGGCCGGATTGTCTGCCGTCAAGTCCTGCACGTTTTCCCGCTATTGAGAGGTCCGTGCAAGGTGAGCCGGATGTTATGATATCAACAGGTTCTATTTCATCCCCGCGGATGCTGTTCACGTCACCGTAATGCTTCACGAAGGGCAGCCGCCTTGTGGTCACCCGGATAGGGAACATCTCAATTTCCGAAGCCCACACCGGGCGGATTCCGGCAAGCAGCCCGCCCAGAGGGAATCCCCCGGAGCCGTCAAATAAACTTCCGAGGGTCAATCGTCCATTCTCATCCATCCGCAGCCGCCCCCTTCTCCAGTTCTGAATATGGGATTTTCACCCCGTCCCTCTCCACGGACACATTCTCCGCGGAGCCGGCCTGCTCGATATAGCGGTTCACGATGACGTCCGCAAACTTCTCATCCAGCTCTATGGTGTAGCAGATGCGCCCCGTCTGCTCGCAGGCGATCAGCGTGGAGCCGGAGCCGCCGAAGGGGTCCAATACAATGCAGTTGCTCATACTGGAATTCTTGATGGGGTATGCCACCAAGCCCACTGGCTTTGAGGTTGGGTGGGTCTCGCTTTTCTTCGGGCGGTCAAACTCCCAGATGGTGGTCTGTTTCCTGTCGGAATACCAGTTGTGCTTCCCGCCCTTCTTCCATCCGAACAGGCACGGTTCGTGCTGCCACTGGTAGGGGCTCCGCCCCAGCACAAGGCTCTGCTTCTTCCAGACGCAGCACCCGGAAAGGTAGAATCCCGCCGCCTTGAACGCGCTGCGGAAATTCAATCCCTCAGTGTCGGCATGGAACACATAGATGGATGCATCCTGCTCCATGTTCTGCTCCATATTTACGAATGCGGCGAAAAGGAACTGGTAAAAACTCTCGTCCTCCATGTGGTCATTCTTTATCTTCCCGGCGCTCCCCTCATAATTTGCATTATACGGAGGGTCCGTCACCACGAGGTTTGCCTTCGCCCCTGCCATCAGCACATCGTATGTCTCCGGCAGGGTGGAATCGCCGACCACCAGCCTGTGCCGCCCAAGCGTCCACACATCCCCCATTTTCGCCACCGCAGGCTTTTCCAGTTCCGCATCAATATCAAAGTCATCCTCCGTCACTTTCTTATCGTGGACGGAATTGAATAGCTGCTCGATCTCCGGCGGTTCAAAGCCCGTGAAGGACACATCAAAGTCCGAATCCTGCAGGTCGGCAATCAAATCAGCCAGCAGCTCCTTGTTCCATTCGCCCGTGATCTTATTGAGGGCGATGTTGAGCGCCTTCTCCTTCTGCTTGTCAATGTCAATGACGATGCAGTCGATCTCCTCATAGCCAAGATTGGAAAGCACAGCCACGCGCTGGTGTCCCCCGATGATGGTCATGTCTGAGTTGACGATCACCGGCTCCACATAGCCGAACTCCGTGATGGAGTTTTTTATCTTCTGGTATTCCTTATCGCCCGGTTTCAGCTTTTTCCTCGGATTGTAAGATGCCGGAATCAAATCCGCTATTTTGATTTTCCGAAACTCCATTCTCTAATCCCTCCAGAACCTTGCCTTGATGTAGCAGTCATAACTGCAATACTTCGGTTTCCTGCTCCGGTAAAAGGAAAACTCCCTGCCGCAGCACTCGCATTTCTTCGTGCAGAGGGATTTATGGCTTCCCTCCTGCGGATGCGCTTTCCACCACTGCCTCCGGCATCTCTCTGAGCAGAACTTCCTCGGCCTGCCGGTTCCCGCCTGTGCCGTCTCCTTCCCGCAGCAGATACAGATGCCGTTCTGCCCCTCCCGCTCCTGCAGGTTCTTCACGGTGGCCGCCACATAGCCGCCCATCCCTTTTGCCTTACAGTGGTTGCGGACGATGTCGCGGGAAAGCCCAAGAGCCTCCGCAATGGCACGGTAGCCCATGCCTTTTAGGCGCATTTCCTTCACCTGCGCCGCCTCAAAATCGGTCATTTTCCCTTCACCTCCATCAAAAAAGGCCCAAAAACCACCGTTTTTTGATGGTTTTTAAGCCCAAAAACATGGGTTTTTCGGTACTTTCACGCAAAACTAAAGCGCCTGAAAGCCTTGAAAAATCAATGTTTATGTAAGATTCGGGGGCGATTTCCTATCCCCCCTGTGCGAATTTGCGAAAATTTACGTTTGAGGGGGCGGCGGTCGATATTTTTCGACAGTTTTAGAGATAACTTGACCCCCTTCCCCATGCAGATTTCCACGGGAAATGTTGTGCCTTGTCGTAATATGAAAGAAAAAGAACCATCACAGAAACCGTCAGTATCTGTACTCCTGATAGCGGTCTTCCGTCATGGTTTTATGGTCGTGGCAGCTCTTACAAAGCGCCTGCCAGTTTGCCTCATCCCAGAACAGTTTCGCATCCCCTCTGTGGGGGATGATGTGGTCAACAACTGTCGCCCGTGTCAGCCTCCCCTGCTCCATGCACCTGACGCAGAGGGGCTGTGCCTTTAAGAACCGTGTCCGTGCTTTCTCCCACCTGCTGTCATACCCACGGGCGGATGCGCTGGCACGGTCAGAGGCGTGCAGCCGTAAATGTTCTTCACAGTACATCCCGTCCGTCAGCTTCGGGCATCCCGGATGCTTGCATGGTTTCATCGGTTTCCTCGGCATGGCTGTACGCCTCCTTCCTGTTTACTCCTGCGGCAGCCTGCCGCACAGCGCCCTGTAGGTCTGCGCCATCATCCTGCCCCACTTCTCCTGCTCACCGGCCACAGCCTTTAGCTGCTCCGCAAGGGTGTGCATATGGAACCGCGGCTCGTAGTTATCCAGCGTCTCGTTGATGTCCGTCAGATCAAACCGCTCATGCAGGTTCTCCGCCATGACAGCGTTCATGCATTCCAGGTCCTCCGCCAGCGTCCCCAATATCAGTTCCTCCAACTCCGCCGCCGTGCGGAACGTGTGGAACACCTCGAAGTACCCGTGTTCCTTATCGTACACATAAAAGAAATGTGTGCCGCTCCTGCCAAGCGCGATGTCCGCATCCCTCTCCGAAAAATAATCCCGGTATCTCTCCGCCATTTCCAGTGCTTCCTCCCAGCCTTCCGGCATCATGCTAAAACCTCCCTTCTTCCTTTGGTGTGGGCATTTTAACTCTGAATCCCGTTTATGGCAAGGTGGTTTCCCGCTTATCTTCCAAAGTGGCAGGGTGCCTATAAAACCACCATTTTCTTTGTCACTATCTGGTATTGGCTGCTGCGCCGCTCCTGTTTTAAACTGTCTCCCGAAAGGAGGTGGCGTGCCATGACGGACGGGGAATTCCTCACCCAGACCATCATAGAACGGATGGACCTTATCTTCCGGCGAAACAACAAAGAGCCTACAGAGGAAGAAAAGGCAGAAAGGCAGGAGCGGGACGCACAGTTCCGGCGCATCCTTGACAGCCTCCCGGAAGATGACCGGGAAGTGCTAAAGGAAATGCAGACGGAGGCGTTCCGCAGGGCAGCCCGCGAAAACGAGCTTTATTACCGCGAGGGGCTTAAGGACGGCTTTACCGTCTGCTGCTTTGTGAACGGCGGGTAAGGCGGACGGGCGGCAGTAACGGAAAACGCTGCCGCCCGGAAAGCGTCACCACTTCTTCACGCCGCCATAGTATTTATCAGCGATTGCTTCCTGCTGGTACTCCGGCAGGCTCCGCAGGCGTTCGCTTACTTTCTCCAATGACTGCGCCTGTTCTTCCCTCGTCTTATGGAAGTGGCAGGTCCCGCCTCCACACTTCCCACATCTCAGCACGTTGCACTTTCCATCCTTCATAGCGAAACAGTCCATAGCATCCACCTTTCCACCCTTTCCGCAAAAGAAAAGGACAGCGGTGAAAGGATAAAGCCCGCTGCCCCTGTGCAGAGACGTGAAAAAAGCCCCACGGATTCATCCGCAAGGCTCCCTACACTTCTTCGCATCATAACCATAGCACAATATTTTTTCCTTTGCAATAAACCACTTGGTAAACCATCCAGTAAACCACTTAGTAAACCAGTCAGTAAACCATCACGCAAAACCCTGTCCGCAAACACGCATAAACACTGGATTCCTGCTTACCCCGCCCTTGAAAAAATGTCCTCCTGGACGGGAAAAACTTTTTCAAAAAAATTTTTTATTTTAACTCAGCATCACTTCCAGGTCGTTTTTCTCCCGGATTTCGTAAAAAACATCCATTTCTTTCAGCGCCTTCCTCCTGTATTTCCCGATCATGGTATGGGAGACGCCGTACTTCTCGGAAAGCTCCTGCCAGTCCATCCCTTCCACCACCATGTCCGTTATGACCTCCGGCAGCTTCCCGCTTAAGCGGCTGACGCAGTAATGGAAAAACTCGATCTCCGCCTTTTTCCTCCGGTACTGCTCTAAAAGGCCGTCAAACATCTCATCCTCCAGCCTGTCCGCCGTCTTGCGGTAATTCAGCGCCACGGATGCCGTCCTGTCGGAAGTCTCACCCTCCTGCACCTTTTCCCCTTCCGGCTTTGCAAGGCACATGGACTTTATCACTTCGTCCGCATCGATGCCGCGGAAATTGGTGATGCGGAATTTCAGTAAATCCACCTCCTGCTTTTTTGCCGCATAACTCCTGAACATTTCCTCTGCTTTCATTCCACGCCTCCAATCCTCGCTTTTACCGCATCCACAAGTGCCGACTGCCCGCAGTCCTTTTTCTCCAGCGCCGCCATCACCCTTTCATCCAGTGTGCCTTTTGCGATAAGGTGGTGGATCACAACCGTCTCCTCCTGCCCCTGCCGCCACAGCCTTGCGTTCATCTGCTGGTACAGTTCCAATGACCATGTCAGACCGAACCACACCAGCGTGGAGCCGCCCGCCTGCAGGTTCAGCCCGTGTCCGGCTGACGCGGGATGGATCGCCGCCACCGGGATTTCCCCGGCATTCCATTTCTGCATATCCTCCGCCGTGTCCAGTTCCACCGCCCCGGTGTGCTTTTTCAGCCTCTCCAGATCATGCTTGTACCAGTAGGCAATCAGCACGGGCTTGCCATTCGCCGCCTCAATCAAGTCCTCTAAGGCTTCCAGCTTTCGGTCATGGATGTGCTTTACATTCCCGTTCTCATCGTAGACCGCACCATCCGCCATCTGTAAAAGTTTGTTGGCTAATGCCGCCGCGTTCACCGCGTCAATGTCGCCGTCCGAAAAGGGAAGGAGCATATCCCGTTCTAGCTGCCCATACAATGCCATCTCCTTTTCGGTCAGAATGACCTCCACACGGTTATAAACGCATTCCGGCATTTCCAGATAGTCCACGGCCTTCATGCTGATGCAGATGTCGGAGATTAAATTATAAATCATATCCTCCACACCCTCCCTGGGCTTGTAGGAATATACCATTTCCCGGCTGCGCTTGTCCGGCACGAAGAACCGCTCCCGGTAGCCGCCGATGAACCGCCCCAGCCTCTGCCCCATATCAAGGATGCCGATCTCCGCCCAAAGGTCTATCAGGCCGTTCGGCGCAGGCGTCCCGGTCAGCCCCACGATACGCCTCACCATCGGGCGCACTTTTTTCAATGCCTTGAACCGCTTTGCCTTATGGGACTTGAAGGACGAAAGCTCATCGATCACCACCATGTCAAAATCAAAGGGGATGCCGCTCTCATTCACAAGCCACTCCACGTTTTCCCTGTTGATGACATACACCTGTGCTTTCCTGCCAAGCGCCGAGAGCCGCTCCTTCTCGGAGCCGAGGGCTACCGACATCCCAACTCCCGATAAGTGATCCCATTTTTCCAGTTCCGCAGGCCATGTATCCCTTGATACCCGGAGAGGGCCAATAATCAGTATTTTTCGGATGTCGAAATAGTCAAACAGTAATTCCCATATGGCGGTGAGCGTGATCACCGTTTTGCCAAGCCCGCAATCCAGAAATAACGCGCTCACCTTATGGCTTATGATAAACTCCTTTGCATACTCCTGATATTCATGTGGCACATATCTCATCCAGCACACCTCCTATCTGCTCCACGCCATCAATCACAAAAACGGGAAATCCCAAACATTTAAGCTGCCGCATCCGTTTCACCTGCAATGGCCGGGGCTTCTTCCCCGGAGCCTTTAACTCCACAAATGCGATCTTCCTCCCAGGCAGCAATACGACCCTGTCCGGCACCCCATCCAAACCGGGTGAGGTGAATTTCACCGCCATGCCTCCCATCCTTTTTGCCTCTGCCCGCAGGCGGCTCTCAATCTCACTTTCCCTCATCAGACACCGCCTTTTCATAATCACGCCAGCACCTCTTGAACAGGGCGATGCACTCATCGCAGGCGAACATCCCATCCGGATAGTCCAGTATCCTCTGCCTGTCCCCGTCTTTGGGAAATCCTTCTTCCTCATGCTTCATATCCCCCGCAAGGTCGCCCCTCGGTGTGTCCTTCCCGTAATATTTCCCTATCATCCATTCATAAAAATTCATTCTGCTCTGCCTCCTTTTCTGTGCCAAAAGTTCCGAAAAACCAAAAAATCCCTATTACGCGCATATGGGTGTATTCACATGTGCTTTTCTCTCTTTTTTATATATTCCATTTATATAATTATTTTTTGGAACAAAGGAACACGCCCCTCTATGCCAGTGCCTGTCTGCTGTTCCCATGTTCCGAATTTCTGTTCCCAAAGTACCTTTATGGGAACAAAATGTGTTCCGTTCCAGTTTTCAGCGTCACTCCTGTTTCGGAACACGCCTGTAAACCCACTGCGGCCCGTAAAGGGAAATACGTTCCTTCTTCCTGCCGGAATCCCAGCCGCCGATGCGCGCCATGATGGCGGAAATCTCCCCGCTGTCCATGCGTTTTAAGTTCGCCCTCTCCTTCCCGAAGCATTCACACCAGATTTCCATGTTGGAAACGGACATACGGCGCACCGTGCCTTTTAAGTCCGGCTTCCCGAAATCCTCCCCATGAAGGAAATTCCTGCGCTCGAATAAATCCATGTCATCCCATTTCTCCGGCAGGAGCGTGTCGAGGTACTCACGCACCAATCCTTCCCGCTCATCGCTCTCCATCGCCTCACGCTGCTCGGACTTCGCCGTATCCTCCATCTTCCCGTCAAGGTAGAGCCGCTCGCCCGCTTTCACATACACAAGCACCTCCGCCCATATCTGGCGGATGTCATCGTTAGACAACTCCCATGAATGCTTCCGGCTGCCGCCCGGCGTCTTCACCGGCCAGAAACGGCGGTTCCCGGTGGTATCCCGGAGATACCCTTTCTCCGCGTTGGTGGTGCCGAAAAAGACGCACTGGCGCAGGTGCGGCGTCGCCCTTTTCCCGAAGGACGCACGGTAAATGTCATTCTGTCTTGAAAGGAAGGAGCGCAGCGTCTCCACCTCCGCCTTTTTCAAGCCTGCAAGCTCCCCGATCTCCATGATCCAGTACCCCTGCAGTTTCTCCGCCGCCGTCTTGTCCTTCGTGTCGCTTAAGTTCAGGCTGTCGGAAAACCAATCCCCGGCAAGCCGGGAAATGAGCGTACTCTTCCCTACGCCCTGCGGGCCGTTCAGCACCAGCATGGTGTCAAACTTACAGCCGGGGCTTAACACCCGGCAGACCGCACCGCAGAGGGTCTTCCTCGTGACAGCCCGGACGTATGGTGTATCATCCGCGCCCAGGTAGTCGATGAGCAGCGTATCCACCCTCGGCACCTTATCCCACTCCGGCAGGGCATCGAGGAACTCCCGCACCGGGTGGTAGGAGCGGTCATCCGCAGCCTTCGTCACGGCGATATTGTAATTGCGCATGGAGAACGTGCCGTAATTCAGATCCACATAAGAGATAAGCTGTGCATCGTCCGCGTCCCGCCAGAACCGCCCCGGATGCTCCCACGGCACCGCTCCCTTGATCTCCATGCCATCACTGAGCTGGTTGAACACGATGCCTTTCAGCTTTTCATCGTTGTTCAGGATCAGCAGAAGGTTCCGCAGGGTGTTCTTCACCACCGTGGATCGTTTCTCATACTCCAGTTCCTTCTGCCAGTCCTCATTTTCCCCGGAGAACTCCTTCTCCGCTTTCTCCATCCGCTCCCCGGCAATGGTCATCTTCACGTTCTCATCATTTACGGCAAATTCGCTCATGGCGGTAAAAGACGGCAGCTTGGCAGGCTCCGTGTCCTCGGACGTTTTCGCATCCATCTCACCGAATCTGTGAATCCGCACCATGTCAAAGGCGTTCATCAGCCTGCCGCAGGCCGGGTCGGTGGCATGGTGGGAGTAAGCGAACTTCCCCTCATAAATGACCACGCCCGCCTGTGAGTCTGCCGGGATATAGTCATACCGCCCCGGCATGGCACTTGGCTGATAGACATCTGACAGAAATGCGGCTATCGCATCCTCTATCGTGTAAGTCCGGCAGAATGCGCCGATCACTCCATCCTTCGCCAGCGGGTCCGCCTGTTTGCGCATCTCCCTCTGTACGATGTTCTGCTGGCGGCTGCTCACCGGCCACTCGGAGGAATCCCGCCAGTCCTTGTACCGTGAAAGCACCTCGTCCGGGTTTAACGGCTCTCCCTCGATATCCCGGAAAATAAATTCCCCGTCAGCGGAGGTGGACGGCCAGTACATGAGGCGGCTCGGCTCATAGGTGGTATCATCGAACATCTCAATCCCGATGTCCTCCGCCACCTTCCTTGC